CGTTGTCTCAAACTTTTCTATTAAATTTCTGTCGGATTCATGCAAATTGCCCAAAAACAAGGTGTTAATAACATGGTTCACAATTATAAAAAGCAAAAAAACAAACACAAATGATGACACAACGGTTTTGATAATATTGAAATCCATTTGAAAATAATTTATATATTGTGCGCACACAAAAAAGGGAACTCGCCGTTCCCTTTAGATCCCATGCTAGAGAATTAATAAAAAAAGACCTTGAATTTTTATAGAAAAACCACAATTATAATTTTATAGTATGGGTTCCAAAGGGCATAAATGCCACCTTTGATGGCATTGTAGTTTTGCCTCCGGCAAAACTAAGACGAGTTCTCTTTTTATAGTATGGGATCCAAAGGGGATGCGTCGTGCTTTCAGCGCTTAATGGCGAGTTCCCTTTTTATAGTATGGGTTCCAAAGGGGTTGACATCCCGCCATAGGCGGGATGCGTCGCGCTTTCAGCGCTTAACAACGAGTTCCCTTTTTTGTACCAGATGAACAACAACAGAAACACAATAATTAAATTATACATGGTAAAATCGTGCAATTGATAATCAAAGATCGAAGTCCCGACAATTTTCACATATAGGTTATGATGACCCAATGACCAAATTGCCTCTAAAATTGCATATTCAACGAGTTTCCTATTTTCAGGGTGTTGAATGGCATCCTTGTCGACCCGCACTGACATATTAGCAACCTTGTTTGACAAGACAATCATGTTGTCAAAATTGGCATATCCGGACGCCTCATCATATTGCATGAAATTGTAAATTGTTATTTCAGAATTTACAATTGTATATTTAGGAACAAACCAGATTTTGGGGCGCATCCTAAATTGCCGCATTTTCGCATTTACTGCATTAAACATATTTTCTTAATAATTAATTTTTCTTTTTTTCTTTTTTGCAGATGAAGAATGAAATGCGGGGGGAAATCAATTTTCGAGGGCGCAATTAAGGGAACCAAGGTTCCCTTATGATCCCTCCTTTATTTTTTTATTGGAGAAGAATTTTAATAAAACTGTGGGTTTCCTTAAAAAGGAGGGATCATAAGGGAACCTTGGTTCCCTTAATTCCGCCCTCGAAAAATTGATTTCTTCTCAAAAGTCTTTTCAAAAATGGAAATAAAGCATAAACATATTATAATACAGAATGTCCAAACCCTACATCATCTCTATCGAAGGTAACATCGGAACCGGGAAATCCACTTTTCTAGAGAATCTCGAGGTCATGATTAATAAAACAAATCCCGATATGAGCAAATCAATTCTGTTTCTAAAAGAACCAGTGGGTGTATGGGAAAAATTCAAAGACGAAAAAGGGCAAACCATTCTAGAGAAATTCTACAAGGATCAACACAGGTATGCATTCACATTCCAAGTGATGGCGTACATCACGCGCCTAAGTTTGTTAAAGCGCGCCATCAAAGAGAATCCTCAATGCAAAATCATCATTATTGAGCGCTCGCTCATTGCCGACAAAAACATATTCATGCAAATGTTGTATGACGACGGGCAAGTGGAAAAGATGGAATACGACATCTACATTCAATGGTACAATGAATTTATCGACGAGTATCGCGTGGATGCAATCATCTATTTGGACTCCAATGCGGATGTGTGCGCTAAAAGAATCAACCAGCGAAACCGAACTGGCGAAGAAGGCATCCCTCTCGCCTATTTAGAAAAATGTCAGGCGTATCATACACAATGGTTGGTTGATACTGCCATTCCTGGCGAGAGTGCGGTTAAGGTGTCTGACCACATTATGCAATATGCCATCAACCATGAGAACTTCAAATATGATGTGTTGCGAGTGAACACAAATAGCAACACCAATTATGAAGATGAGATTGGTACAACTTGGTTGACCTGCGTCAAACAATTTGTGTGTGATAATATATAATGGATAACATCATACCTCAACCACATCCGCGCATAATGGGTGGAAACATAGCACTGTATGAATCGGCACCGGCGCCAACGCAAAAAGGCGGCAAACGCAACAGACACAGCAGACGAGGTAAGCAAAGCAAACGACGCAGACAAAGCAGACAAAGCAGACGAAGAGGGTAAATTAATTAATGCCAAGTTCGTCTTTTTTTACTTTGCATGCTTCGTTTGCTGCGCTTACCCCCCACATATTTTTTCACTGTCTTAGATGTTGTCTTAGATGACATCTTTGATGATGATTTTTTAGACGATGGCACAAAATATTTCGGCATTTGTTTTTACTATATACTAGGTGAACCTACGGTTCTAAGGGAACCTACGGTTCCCTTATGATCCCTCCTTTAAGGCAAACCTACGGTTTTCCTTAGACCTTTCCCTTTAAGAGGAACCAATGTTAAGTGGCGCCTCCGGCGCCACGACGCCCTAAACTCATCCCTTAATATTTTAAGTAATGTTAAAATATTAGTAAACTATGGGTTAAATTCTACTCTTTGAACAATACAACTTAATTATACTCATTTTAATGCACTAATTTTTTTATTAAAGGGAAAGGTCTAAGGAAAACCGTAGGTTTGCCTTAAAGGAGGGGTCCTGGGGATAGCACATATTCGCCCAAAAGGCGAATACACGTGGAGCAACCGTAGGTTGCTCTACCTTCGGTGCTACACTACTCGATGCCACTACGTGGCATCTTGGAACCTTGGTTCCCCAGAAAGGGAGGGATCATAAGGGAACCGTAGGTTCCCTTAGAACCGTAGGTTCCCCTTATTTGAACCGCAAATACAACTGGTAAGCAACCAGACCACCAAAGCACTGAGCAATGATGTAAGGCATCAACTCAGTGGTGGGGAGTTTGCCAGCAGACGCCATGGTAAGACTGACCGCAGGGTTAACATGTCCACCCGAACTGTTTTTTGCTAAAGTAATAACTAACGCAAGCGCGGCACCGATGGCAAGAGGATTGCCAGTAGCAAGAATTACATAAATAAAGAAAATTGTTCCCACAAATTCGACTAAATAATTGTACATTTTTTTATATTATAATATAAGAAAATTACCAAACATAAAGTATGCGATGATATGTAAGGGGTTTGAAGGACTTTACCGAACTCTAAACACGAAGTGCGACTGTTCTACCGAACACGGGGCAACGCCTCCTGCGCAGAGTTATTGTACCCACCAAAGTTGAGGTCATTGTAGTTCACATTGTAAGCGCGCTGTTTCTTAAACCGGATATAGTCCGAACTATCGGCAACAAACTTGGGGTTGCACGAGGCACCTGGAACATTGGTGCCATCACACGTATCTTGTGCTCTGCCATATAAACGACCTAAACCTGGTCTGCGAGTGCCGTTGGATGCCGGGTTGGGACCCCCGCACACATAGTTCTGTCTGACCAAGAAATCACCGGAATTGTTCACAGCGCGAAACGGCGTAAGAATGCGATTAAATCCATTAACTTGACCTCTTGCCTGCGAAGTGTTCCAACTGCGTTTCAAAATACTTCGCACGGTGGCATCATCGCATGTTTTAAAACTTGTATTTGTCTGTCTTGCAGAATATCCATTGAACGGTCCTCCTAACACATTTGAAGCAAGTGACATGATTTAGCAAATATATATTTAACTACGAAAAAAGTCCTAAACAAACTGTGAATAGTATATATCTTGAAAAATGAGCAACGATGACGACGATGACCTCTACAACTATTTGGAATCGGTAGAACCCGCGCCCGACGATTTCAGCGAAAATTATGATGCCGAATGCGTCCGTAAAACAGGGAATTTTGCGTCGTCTGATTCGCGATACCTGTTTGACCACGTTGACCATGAAATTTTAACAAGAGAACGCCTGCAATATGTTTCGCCTAAATTGCTCACCTTATTGGACGAAATTGACCGTCAAGACCGCGCCGATATTGCCAAGTTTGGACACACCTTCAAGCATTTCATTTTTTCGAGTATTAAATCGGGAACCGGGGGTGCCAAAATCATCGCCACCGCGCTCATTGACCTGTATGACATGACCCTCGGATATGCCGTTTCAAACAGGAAACTTGCTTTTGTTGATGATAGTCCAATAAACCATACGTTTTACTTGCTCAGTTCAGTGGGCGTTTTTGGGAAACCGATTCCCGCGCCAATGCGCAAGGAGATTCTGCGACGATTTAATAGTCGCCCCGACAATGTGCACGGTGCCGTATCCCGCATCATTGTTATGGACTCCGGTTTCAAGGAAGGCATCGACCTGTTTGACGTGAAATATGTGCACATATTTGAACCCCAGACCACGTTTGCCGACCAAAAACAGGTGATTGGGCGCGCCACGCGCACATGTGGGCAAAAAGGTCTGGAATTCCACCCTAACAAAGGGTGGCAATTGCATGTGAATATTTACGATTTAGTAATACCGGAAATGGTTTCTTTCAAATACATGAATTCTATGTCGGTGCACGAGATGTATTTGAAGGCGCTGGGGATTGATATGCGATTAATGAATTTGGCAAGTGATGTGGAGCGCCTCTATATGAAAGGCGCGGTGGACCATGATTTGAATGTGCCGATACACGAATTCAAAGGGTCTGATGGGTCTGATGGGTCTGAACAGAAAGGAGGCAATTATGACCAGAATGGAGGAAAACCCCCTACATTGTCTGATAGCAAAAGACGCGCAATAGAGGAATTATTGACGACAAAGGACGCCAATGGAAATAGCAAACTCATCAATGCACTTGTGTTGCCCAAATACAAAGGTAAAGCAGCAAAACCGGCGCCCATTATTCAAAACAAGAATTTAGACGAAGAAACGCTGGATTTGTTGAATTTAACCAGAGATGCGCGACTGATTGGGGTGCTTCAAGGATCCATAGGAACCTTAGGAACTAATGCAGGCGAACCCTACACATATGAAGAGATGCGCAAATACATAAATGACAATTATTCGCATGAATACAAATGGGCAGACGCCAAAATGGAGAATCTTTGTTTGAGTGATAACAAAACAGACATTGATGCACCTTCATCCTCTATCATCCATTTCAACAAAACTCAGAATTTTGTGCGCCGATATTTCACGCCCGAACTGACAAATCACAAGGGCATCCTTCTCGCACACAGTGTAGGAACCGGCAAAACATGCAGCGCCATTGCTACTGCCACGACCTCATTTGAACGCGAGGGATACACCATTCTGTGGGTAACCCGCACGACACTTAAGACCGACATTTGGAAGAACATGTTTGACCAAATATGCAGTGATTCGTTGCGGCAACTTGGATCTATACCGCCTGCAAAGGACACAAAGGCGCGAATGCGCCTCCTTTCCAAGGCGTGGTCTATCCGACCCATGTCATACAAGCAATTCTCCAATCTTGTTTCCGGCAAAAATGCCATGTATCAAGCACTCGTGAAACGCAACGGAACTCTGGATCCTCTACGAAAAACGCTAGTCATCATTGACGAGGCGCACAAGTTGTATGGCGAAACCGACTTGTCTACTTTAGAACGCCCCGACATGGCAGCATTCCATGAGTCTGTAATGCGATCTTACGAGGTTTCGGGTGCCGACTCGGTGCGCCTCATGCTGATGACTGCCACACCCATCACTTCATCCCCCATGGAATTCGTAAAACTGATGAATTTGTGCAAAGAACGCCCTAGACAAATGACGACGGATTTTTCCCTTTTCTCACAGGATTATTTGGACGAGACGGGGCGATTTACGGAGGCAGGCGAGACCCAGTTTTTGGACGAGATTTCTGGGTATGTGAGTTTTTTGAACCGAGAACGGGACGCGCGCATGTTTGCGCAACCGGTCATACAGGTAATTCCGGTGCCATTGCTGCCAATGCTTGATGACGGGACAAACGCAAGTGCAAGTGCTAGTGCAAGTGCAGGGTCTTCGACCACCAATGATGGAACATCAACCCTCTTTGAAGAATATGACGCACCTCTCATAAGGGCACTCGAGAAACCCAAGATTGAGGAAATGGAAGCACAAGTCAAAAAGGATTTGGAAAAGATAGAGGCATCAAATAAAAGTCTTAAAGGAATCACGGCAAAATCATTTGACCGCATCAAGATGCTGTGTGAAGGGCAAAAAACAAAGAAATTGAAGTCGGCATGCAAAAAAGAAGCAACCGGAACAATAAAGGAAATTATGGCGTATATAAAAGAACGCAAATCAGAGACCAAGGATGCAAGCAAAGAAATAAAGGAATCATTGAGACATTTCAAACAAACTCTTAAAGAAAAGACGGACAAAATAAAGGAACGTATTAAAAGAACAAGGAAGACACATAAATCATTGAGTGAAGGGTCTCTGCAAAGCACTGAAGGGTCTCTGCAAAGTGGAGGGTCTCGGTCCAAAGAGAGAAAGATTCCGTTGCGACCAATAGAGGACATCAACAACGATTATCAGCGCTACATACAATCCGCATTTCATGGCATCAAGAGTAAATGCCGCATTCCAGCAAAACGCACTGTGTTTGAATCATATCCGGCAATAGTCGATTTAAGACAGGAAATACAAGGATTGAAAGACGCAATAAAGGTTAAGGACCGTGACGCTAAACAGTTTGCCAAGAATGTGCGAGTTCAAATCAAGGGACTCGCAAAAAGTCAAGATGCCAATGTCATCACTCAAAAAACAGAATTGAAAGCACAGATCAAACAGATGACGATAGAGAACAAGAGTTTTTCTTCCGAAATTAATACAAGAATTGCAAAAAAAGAAATGTATACCCGGAAATTGAAACAGATGTTGGAACGCAAATACAAGAAGTCATTGAAGGATCGCGCCAAAATGGAACGCGATATTGCCAATGATGTTTTGGAAGTGGATGAGGAAACCGGTAAATTAAAGAAGAAAGTCAAGGAGTTTCATGATTTAGCAGACATTGAAGATGACAAGTTGCGCGAATTTGTCAAGACAAAAACACAGGAATTTGTGGAGAGATTATCACAGCAGTGAATAACCATATAAAATGATTGCACCTGCTTAATACACACAAAAACAATGATTATTGGAATTAGCGGATTTCAATCATCGGGCAAGGACACCATTGCCGACTATTTGGTGAAAGAACATGGATTTGTGAAACTCAGTTTTGCGTCGGCGTTAAAAGACATTGTGGCAATTATTTTTGGATGGTCCCGTGAAAGGTTGGAGGGACTTAAAGTTGAAGATCGCCAATGGCGGGAAGAGATTGACCATAAATGGGCAAAAACGCTGAATATACCCTGTTTGACCCCTCGATATGTGTTGCAATATTTGGGCACCGAAGTTTTTAGAAACCATTTTCACACGGACATTTGGACAAAAATAGTGGAAAATCAATTGTCTTTTTATGAGAATGTTGTGGTATCGGATTGCAGGTTTGCCAATGAAATTGAAATGATAAAACAGAATGGCGGGAAAATCATACAGGTGCATCGATATGATCATGTGTTAGATATAGATGCAAAGCACCCTTCAGAATTGGAATGGACTAAGTGCCATTATGATCGGGTCATAAAAAATAATGGAACGATAGAGGATTTACACATAAAGGTAAATCTGATTCTTAGTGATTTTTCTTAATCCTGTTTTTCTTTCTTTGTCACCGTTACTTCTTGGGAAGTTTCTTTAGTTGCTTCGCAACTGTCACTTCCTTGGGAAAGTTCTTCGGAAGGTTCTTCATCTTCTTCGGAAGATTCTAAAGTTGCGTTGCAACTGTCACTTCCTTCGGAAGTTTCTTCAGAAGGTTCTTCAGAAGGTTCTTCCTCTTCCTCTTCATCGGAAGATTCATCGCGCGGATTGCATTCCTGGCAATCATTGTCTCCATATCGACAACCACGACAATACCATTTGTCACAATCATCGCAAGGCCATCCATCAGAACCGCGGTCCACATCGCGTCCACAACTGTAGCATTCTCCGTAGCATCCACACAGAATGTCACTGTTTCTACAGTCGTCGCACATACTTACACTGCAGTCACAACACACAACATCTATGCAGTCCCGACATCCTCGGATTTCACAGTGCCAACACTTGCGAGTGCAAGACCTACAGTAAAATGATTTTGCCGTCAATGGATTGCCTTCAGCATTAGAATTGTATTCAGCATAATCGTCATCGTCATCATCATCTTTTTCCCATCCATCGCACCATCTGCAGTGAATTGCAACAGGCAATGTAGTATCC